ACTGCCGTGTCTAATGGTTCATATCAAACAGTAGATAGGTGGAAACTTTATAACGTAAGCGATGGTGCATATACTACAGCACAAACAGCTTTATCTTTAACTGACCAAGCAACAACTGACGGTCAAACACATGCTTTAGATATACAATGCACAACAGCTGATGGCAGTGTCGGTGCGGGTCAATATGCTTTTATTTATCATCTTGTTGAGGCACAAAACTGTCAACATTTAAAATTTGGTACAAGCTCTGCAGTTGATTTAACTTTACAGTTTTATGTAAAATCTAATTTAACTGGCACAACTTGTGGTTTTATAGCAAAAGAAGACAGCACTTATTGTCAAGCACCTTTTGAGTTTACTATCAATTCAGCAAATACATGGGAAAAGAAAGTTGTAACAATACCAGCTAACGCTGTTATACAAGCATCATCTAGTATAATCAATAATGATAACGGTGCAGGCATTGGAATTGGTTTTAACCTACTATTAGGTGGTAACTTTGATAATGGAACTAATCTTACATGGGAAACGGGTGGGGCATCTTATGCAACAACTAACGTACTTAATTTTTTAAGCAGTACAGATAATGATTTTTTTATAACTGGATTACAGTTAGAAGTTGGAAATGATGCATCAGACTTTGAACATTTACCTATTGATGTAGAGTTACAAAGATGCCGAAGATACCTACAGAGAGTAGAAGCATCAGGCACAGATTATGGCTCTTTTGGTTCTGGAGCAAATGCAAATACAGCAAGTTCCTTAACACAGCATTTGTTCAGTCCACCTATGAGGACTGTTCCAACTTTACATACAACAGGCACAGCAGCAAATTATTCAGTATTTAACGGAAGTACAGGCTTAGATGCTTGTGCATCAATACCAGCAATAAATGGTAATGGTGGCACTAATAGTCAAATAAGATTAGAATTTATTGCTGCATCAGGAGCTTTAACAGCTGGTCAATCTACAGAAATGTTAGGTTCTGATGGAGTTGCTGCATATTTAATGTTTCATGCGGAGTTATAATATGAAAATAGAAAATGCAAAATATCACAAAGATTTAATTAGTGGAAAGAATGGTTCAATAAACTGTGTTATAAATGGACAACATTGTTCTGTTCCCATGAATGAAGAAAACACAGAATATCAAGAAATAAAAAAACAACTTGATGCAGGAACATTAACAATAGAGGATGCAGATTAATGTCATACATAGGCAGAGGTTTACAATCAGGAGCGTTTAGACAACTCGATGACATCTCATCAGGGTTCGACGGTTCTGATACCACGCACACTATGCAAGTTAATTCTACCAACGTAACCGTTGGTGATGTGAATCAAATACTTCTATCTCTTGGTGGTGTGATACAAAAGCCAGGCACAGACTTTACAGTATCAGCAAGTGTATTAACATTCACAACGGCACCTGCTGCCAACACAAGTTTCTTTGCCATACTACTAGGTTCAGATAATGGCGGAACGGTGACACCGACTGACTTATCTGTTACTACAGCTAAAATAGCAGCTGACAATGTTACACCTCCAAAAACAAATTTTTTTAATACTGACCCAGGTAATGCTGCTGATCTTGGTATGCTGCACATTAAATCTGGAGACAGTGGAGCGTCAGTATCATCAACATCTGACGAATTAGTAATTGAAGGTTCTAGCGTTGGTATGAGCTTTTTAGATGCCACAGATGGAGCAACAAGAATAGCTTTTGGTGACTCTGGAGACAATGACATAGGTAAAATTGTTTATGGACATAGCAGTAATCAAATGGAGTTTGTTACGAATGCCGCAGCAGGACTAGTTATATCATCTTCTGGTGAAGTAACCAAGCCACTACAACCTATGGCTTCTGCAAGACCAACAAGCGCTGTGGCAAATATTACAGGAGATGGAACTCTTGCTTATCTTGGAAACTCTATTGGTGCAACAGAACGATTTGATGTAGGGGGTTGTTTTAGTAACGATGGAATGTTGTTTGTTGCTCCAATTACAGGTAAATATCTTTTATGTGGTCAATTTACGTTTTCTGGTTTAGCTAGTAATCATACAGCTTCTTATTTTGCGTTGGTCACTTCTAATCAAACTTATTACCCTCTTTATGGAGCTGAGCTTGATACCGTGAGTTATTTAGGAACTTTTGGAACTGCTTTTTCAATAATAGCAGACATGGATGCTAATGATTCTGCTCAATTAGCTGTTCAAGTGTATGGAGGTTCTAAAGTTGTTGATGCAACTACAGCCACATTTTTAACAGGAATGTTATTAGCATGATGAAACAATCTACTTTAAAGGAGGTATAAATGGCTAATCACACAAAAACAATAACACTAACAGATCTTCAACAAAAGATACTGTCTAATGATTTATACAATGACACAGATAATGCTGGTATAGATGGTTGGATACAAGACGCTATGGATGCAAAAGTTGGCAGTTGTTGGAAACGTATGAGAAGTGAATGGGTAACTAAGTTAATGAATGATGATTCATTTACAGATTCTATTCCATCTAACCAAGCTGACTTTGTAGCATTGGTCACGGCTCGTTCTGATTACAAAAACAGAAAAGCTAGAGACGACGCGAGTAGCTAATGTTCGGGTTCGCCTCTTTTTCTGACGCAGGATTCTCGTCACAGACGACGGCAGATGCTCGGATCATAGCAGGCACACAAGTCGTAACAGGAACAGTTGCTGGCGCTACCATTCTCGGTGGTGCGATTGTCGTGGTCACTACAGCTGGATCACTGACCTCAGCAACGGGGACAACGGCACAAACAGTTATTGCTTTACCTGCTACAAATGTGATAGCAAGCAGCATTGCTGGCGTAACTCCAGAAACAAGAGTTATTGCCACAACCGCTGGATCTATGACGGCAACAGTACAGGCCATGGGTAGTGAGTATACTTTAAAACTCATAAAGATTCCTGGCACAAACCTGCTCACAGGCACAATAGGGCCACCTTCGTTGTTTACATGGGGCGATGTAGATGATAATGTGACGGGAGAAACGTGGACGGATGTAAGCACAGACGATACAGACGAAACGACAACATGGAGTAATGTATAAATGGCATCAACTTTTTCAACGAGATTAAAGATAGAGCTGATCGGTGATGGTGAACAGGCAGGTTCTTGGGGAACTACGACCAACAATAACCTTAACCAGTCACTAGAACAATCGATCGCTGGTGTCTTGACTATTGCTACATCTGGCACAGGCACGACTACTTTAACCACAGGTAACGGGCCACAAGCACAAGCGGACAACCAAGCACGACAAGCAGCACTAAGATTCACAAGTTCTGAAGCAACACACACAGTGCAATACCCAGCTGTTGAAAAATTATATTTACTTGTCAATGGTAGCTCTACTTGCACCTTTACACACAGACTAGGCGCTAGTGGCAACACCACTACATTAGGTCCAAACAGAACTAAGTTTGTTGCAACGGATGGTACAAACTGGTTTGAATTACAAATAGAACCTTCTTACATAGAAAAAACAACAACCTATACAGCTGTTGCTGGTGATAATATTTTTGCAGATACAAGTGCTGGTGCATTTACAATTACTTTGCCCTCATCTCCAACTCAAGGAGATGAAGTTTCTTTTATAGATTCTGAAGGAACGTTTGATACAAATAATTTAACAGTAGAACCGGGTAGTGAAAAAATTATGGCAAACACAGCGGGAGATGAAATGGTCGTTGATAGCAATAATGCGGCATTTACTTTAGTCTATCAAGACTCAGGTTTTGGATGGAGGTTTAGGGAAAAATAATGGCAACTTTTACATACGAATCAATAAAATACAGATTTAAAAATCCAACAGTTGATGGCAACTTAGAGTTATTGGATGATGGTGCATCACTTAAAATAGCAGCGGATGATGACTTAGTCTTAACACACTCTGGTAGTGTTGGTGATATTACATGCAGCACTGGTGCTCTTGATATTAACGCTGGCACACTTAATATAAAAGATGAAGCTAGTTCAGAGACAATGGCAAGCTTTGTATCTGATGGAGCTGTAACATTAAACCACGACAACGCAGCTCGTCTTGCAACTAGCAGTGCGGGTGTTTCTATTACAGGGACAACTACATCATCTGGCACAATAACTTCATCCGCTAATTTAGTTATTGCTGATGGTGGCACAATTGGTTCTGCATCAGATACTGATGCAATTACAATAGCTGCAGGTGGTGCTGTTACTTTTTCTCAAACACCAGTATTTCCTGATGGCAGTTTACCATTAGCTGATTTGGATATTGATGGCGGCACCGATATTGGTGCAGCTTTAGTTGATGCAGATTTAATGATTGTTGACGATGGTGCTGGCGGCACTAATAGAAAGTCAACTATGTCAAGAATGAAAACATATATCTTGTCATCTGTGTATCCAGTTGGTTCTATTTTTATTAGTACCAGTTCTACGAGTCCCGCAACGTCACTTGGTTTTGGTAGTTGGTCACGTTTTGGTGAAGGTAAAATGTTAGTCAGTCAAAACAGTTCCGATAGTGATTTTGATACAGCTGAAGAAACAGGCGGAGCAAAAACTCATACGCTTAGTGAAGCGAACTTGGCAGCTCACACACACCTTACAATGAATACAGGTAATGGTTTTGGAACTAATTTAGAAAACAACACAACTGGTACAGGAACTACAAACTCAAGAGGTGGTTTGGGTAACAATGACTACATTATGCAAAGTGTTAGTTCCGCTGCAAACGCTGGTAAAACAAGTTCTACTGGATCTGGTACCGCGGTAACTCACATGAACCCGTACATTGTAACTTACATGTGGAAGAGAACTAGTTAACAAAGGAGACACATTATGCCTTTGGCTACAGTAAAATTTGCACCAGGTTTTGACAAACAAAGCACCGCGTACGGTGCTGAGGGTAAATGGATTGACGGAGAAAACGTTCGTTTTCGTTATGGCCAACCAGAAAAAATTGGCGGTTGGGTAAAACTTATTGCTGCTAAATTATATGGTTCTGTCAGAGCACAGTTTGCGTGGTCATCGCTTGATGGAACGAGGTTCTTGGCTTTAGGTACAGATAAAAAATTATACATATACACAGAGGGTGCCATACATGACATCACACCTATTCGTGCAACAGAAAGCGATCTTACAAATCCGTTTGTTACAACCGATGGATCTGCAGTCGTGACCGTAACAGATGCGGGTCATGGTGCAACAGCAGGAGATTTTGTAACATTTTCTAATGCAGATGCTGTTGGTGGACTAGATATGAATGCAGAGTTTGAAATTACATCTGTTACCAGTTCTAGTGTGTATACAGTCACACATTCAAGCAACGCTAGCTCAGGTGCCACGGGCGGTGGATCGAGCACCGTGGATGTAGAGTATCAATTAAGTGTTGGTCAAGAAGTCAACACATACGGTTATGGTTGGGGTATTGATCCATTCAATGGACTAAGCGATACAGGTAGAATTACAGACCAACTTAACGAAGCATTAGATGCAACTGAGACAGGTGTCGATGTTGACGATGGCAGTAAGTTTGCAAACGGTGACTATATTTTAGTGGACCAAGAAATTATGAAAGTGACTGGTGTATCGAGCAACACACTAACCGTTACTAGACAACTTACAACTAACGAAGGCACAACAACTGTATCTGCTGGTAGTCACGACGCAGCAACACATACAGATAACACAGCTGTTACAATTATTTTTGATGCATCAAACACAGATATTAATGCTACCAGTTGGAACGAGGCAGCATCGTCTTCTACAACAGTTCTAGATTCTAGATACTGGGTGTTTGAAAACTTTGGTGAGGATTTACTGGCACTGCAAAGTAATGGTAAATTATTTAAGTGGGACAAATCAGGTGGTGTTACCACACGCGCAACTGTAGTAGATGCAAATGCACCGACGGCATCAAGACATTTAATTTTATCAACACCAGATAGACACGCTATACTTCTTGGCACAGAAACAACTATTGGTAGCACAACAACACAAGATGATTTATTCTTACGTTTCTCATCACAAGAAGACACATCTACATGGTCACCGACAAGTACAAACACAGCAGGTTCTTTTAGAATACAAGATGGCTCTAAAATTATTACAACACTAAGATCTCGTGGATCTATTTTAATTTGGACAGACACATCATTGCACTCACTGCAATTTATTGGACCACCTTTTATATTTGGTTTATCACAAGTGGCTTCTAACTGTGGAGCGGTATCGCCGTATGCAGCTGTAGATGTTAACGGTACAACTTTCTGGATGAGTCAACAGTCTTTCTATATGTTTGATGGTGCAGTTAGAAAGATACCGTGTTCTGTACAAGATTATGTGTTTGATGATTTTAGTATTACACAGCAACCTTTAATCTATGCTGGTTTAAATTCTGACTTTAACGAAATCACTTGGTTCTATGCAAGTGCTGACTCAAGCTTCATTGATAGAAATGTAACTTACAACTATGTCGAGGGCACGTGGTACACAAACTCACTTGATAGAACGACTTGGTTAGACTATGGTGTGTATCAAGTTCCGTATGCAACACAATACAGCGCAACTGTTGTTGGTGATACACCAACAGTATTGGGTGCAACAGATGGCTCAAGCATTATCTATCAACACGAACAAGGCACAGACAACGACACTGAAGCTATGGAATGTTTCTTACAGTCTGGTGACTTTGACATTGAAGATGGACAAAACATTTTATCTGTATCTCGTTTCATACCTGACTTCAAAGACCAGGAAGGTAGTGCAGAAGTATTATTAACATTTAAAGACTTTTCACAAACAACAAGCACAACAGCATTGAAAAATGCTATTACCAGTTCATCATCAACTAGTGACATCACTGTTAAAAAATCTGTAAATCTACCGTCAGAGGGCACGATACTTATTGGTACAGAATTAATTACTTATACATCAAACAACACAACGACTGGTGTATTGAGCGGCATTGCTCGTGGAGCGAGCAGCAGCACAGCAACGACACATGCATCAAACAAAAAAGTTACAAACTACACAGACGTTAGAATCAACAGATCTACAGTGACACCGACAACAACAAAGATAGACACACGTGGTCGAGCACGACAAGCAAACGTCGTGATCTCTAGCACAGCGGTTGGTGACAAGTGGAGATACGGCACACTAAGACTAGATGTTAAACCAGACGGAGGTAGGTAATGGCTAAGATAATAATAGGACGATTGCCAAGTGCAACACCAGAGTATGACAGGACACAGTTTGATACACTGATTAGAGAACTTGATCAAATTATTACACAACTAAACTTTTCGTATGAGCAACAAGCAAAGGACGAAAACTTAGCAAGGAGCTTCTATCTTGGCTGATACATTTTTATTAAAAGCAGTTGACCTGACAACAACGAACGCCACACAGATATACAAGGTGCCAATTACCGATGATACGTCTACACCGCCTACAGCATCGACAACAGCTCTTGTAAAGTCTATACTTGTCAGTGAGGACAGCAACAATGCAGATACAATTACAGTGACTATAACCAGAGATAATGTGTCTGGAGACCCTGTATTTAGCGTGTTTAAGGACAAAGCGGTCGGTGCAAAAGGGACCGAAGAGCTTCTGACACAGCCTTTGGTGCTACAAGAAGGCGATGAAGTTAAAGCTACCGCTGGTACTGCGAATAGATTACATGTATTATTATCAGTATTGGAGATTACATAATGGCAATGAAACTTATCAGAGAAGCTAAAAAGACAGAATATAAAGTCGAAGACGGCAAAACTTTGGTTATTATGCAGCCAGAGATATATCAACGAATATATTGTAAAAACTGTGGAAATGAAGTAGATTCAGAAGAACAGGCAACTGGGACCTGCAACGATTGCGGCAAGCCATGGGCAGAATTTATGGCAAAAGATATAACCGTAAAAGTTATTGAAATGCCACCAATGGGGTCAGACTCAGGCGACTAGACTACAAGATTAAACTCTTGCATAAAATATGAATGACATAGACGATATATTGGAAGTCATAGACTTATATAAAGATGATTATCCAGTGTGGAACGGAGCAAAGGTCAAAGAAATATTTTATCACATATATCCATCCATAGTATTAGGACAGTGCAAAGCACATAGAGACGAAGATGGTGTATATGGTTTTAGAAACTGGGCATTCTTGAGTAAGGAAGCCGAGCAAAAATTTTTAGAAACTAGAGAAATTGGTTTCGATGATTGGAAAAGCGGAGAGAACTTGTGGGTCATCGATTCTATTTTTAAAAGGAAACATAACGAGGCTATGCTATACTACAGAACTTTCTTCACACATTTAATAGGAGTTGGTAAACCAGTACAATGGTTGCGTCTTGCAGCTAATGGTTTAATTCGTAGTCACGTAAAACTTACAACTAGAGAGTATCATCTATAATGGGATCTATTGGTAAAAAAGTTAAAAAAACAGTAAAAAAAGTAGCTAAGCCAGAAGTAATATTACCTCTTGCATTATTAGCAGCAACAGGTGGTGGTTCAGCTGCTCTTGGAGCTTTTAAGGGTGCGGGTTTAAAAAACATATTAATGAACCAAGCTATTACAGCTGGATTATCTAAAGCAACTACAGGTGAAATAGATCCAAAAGCACAATTGTTAGCGTTAGGCATGTCTGGTTTAGCAGGAGCTGCAAAACCTTTTACAGGCGCAGAATCAATAAAACAATTTGGGGCTTCAACAGGTTTAAGTAAAGATGCATCAGCAGCCTTAGCTCAAAAATTAGCAACTAACCCTGCTTACGTAGCTCCACAAACAGGTCTTGCTAGTATGTTTGATAAAGGTGCTCAATTTGCAAAAGCTGGTTTTGCTGACCCTCTTTCTTTAAAAGGGGCTGTAACATACGGGTTGCCAACAGCAGCTGGTGCTATGATGGGATCACCAAAAACAGAAGAACAAAAAAATTTAGGTGTTGATCCTCAAGCGCAATATGATTTAGCAAGATTAATGAATCAAAAAATGGGTGGTGCGTATACTGACGAAGAATTAAATACACTAGTCGCACCAATGTTATCACAATATGGTGGTGAGTATGAAACAATTACAGGCCCAGAAAAAGAAAGACGACCTATGTTTCCAGGATTAAATTATTCAGGACTAACCAGATTTGCAAAAGACGGTGGATCTATAAAACCTAAAAAAAGAAGTGAAGCTGTTGATGAAATAGTAAATGCTGCAGAGCAAAGAGAAATAATATTAGATGCTCTGTTTGGTGGTGTTAGCCCTGGTGCAAACGAAGAAGCAATGGCAAATCAAATGTTTGATTTGCGAAGACGACAAAGGTTAAACCCTATGGGTAGAAAAGATGGTGGTTTAATGCAATTAGCATCAGCTCCAGATCCAATGGATGAGAGAAATACTATGATGGAGAACTTAGCATTAGATAAATTTGGTAAATCATTAGATCGATTGTCAGATGATGAAATTATACAAATAGAAGACATGATAGAAAACATGCTGCCAATGGCTAATGGTGGTAGCATACCACAAACTAAAAGTATACCAGCGGGTATGCAATTAAATGGCCGCGGTGGTGGATTCATACCAATGGGCGCACAAGAAAAGAAAGATGATGTGCCAGCGATGCTCGCTAAAAATGAATTTGTTATGACATCTGATGCAGTGAAAGCAGCAGGAGGCGGTGACATCAATAAAGGTGCACAAAAAATGTATGATTTAATGAATAGTTTGGAGTCTAAAGTATAATGGGATCTAAGTCACAACCACAACAAACAACGGGCACAACCACGCAACAAACTTTATCTTCGCCGTCATTAGAAGCGGCATTATCTTTATACACACCACAACTTATGGGCATGTTATCAGGCACTATTGATACATCTAAATTTGCACCGCAAGTAGCATCACAAACAGGTCTTCAAGGACAAGCCATAAAGTCTGCATTAGCAGGTCAAGGTTTTGATTATGATATAGGAACTGGCGCGGTCACCGGATCGGGTATCGGGGCTTATCAACCATTTTTAGATGCAGCGGGTACAGCTGCAGGACAAATTCAAGGTGCTGGAGCAGGCGCACTTGGTCAAGCACAATCTGCATTAGACCAACAACAAGCACTAGCGCAAGGTTTAAGTGCTAGTGGAGCGGCTTCACCATTTATGCAGAAGGCCAGCGGTGCTGTAGACGCTGCACAATTAGCAGCACTAGCTGGTCAAGGAGCGGGGACCGCGGACTTTCAAGCGGCAAGAGATTTAACAGGGCCAAAAGCTTATGAACAGTTTATGTCACCGTATCAACAAGAAGTCATAGATGCATCTATGGCAGCATTTCAAAAACAAGCACAAGAACAAACAGCAAAACTTGGTGCTAGCGCTGGTTCAGCTTTTGGTGGTGGACGTTTTGGAGTGGCACAAGGCCAACTAGCCGCGGACCAGGCTTTAGGTGCCGGACAATTACAAGCAGGTTTATTGAGCCAAGGCTTTCAACAAGCTAATCAATTAGCGGCGCAAGCTCAACAACAAAAAATGGGACTTGGACAAGCTGAGCTAGGTCAAGCAGCACAGAATGTTGGGTTATTAAGTCAAGCAGGTCAAATGCAATCTGGTCTTGGCACACAAGCAGCACAACTTGCAACAGGAGATATGCAAGGGTTGGCAGCTGTAGCACAAGGTCAAGGAGCATTAGCGCAATCACAAATGTCACCTTTCCAACAAGCACTACAAGCTAACATGCAAGTGGCACAAGCCATACCACAATTTGGTGCACAACAGTTTGGAATATTAAGTAGCTTTGGTGATCAACAACAACAATACGCACAAGCAGGTTTGGATGCCATATCTCAAACTAATAAACTGGCACAGTATGCACCGTATGAACAAATGGGATTCGTCGGTTCACAACTTGCAGGGCTTATCGGTGGTTACCCTGGTGGTACCACTATCGGATCAACAACAGCACCTGGACCTACAGGTACGCAATCAGCACTAGGCGCAGGCTTAGTAGGTAGTGGTATACTTGCAAACTTAGGTGGCTTATTTGGATACGGGGTGCCGAGCTAATGGGATCATCAAAAACAGGAAGTTTAGATAAATTTGTACCGTTTAGTCCAGCGGCAGCTTTTGGATCTGGTAAAGTTAAATTACCAGAAACAGGTTTGATTGGCATGATGCAACAAGGACAAGAAGATAAAATGGCAATGAACGCTGCAAACATAGCTACTCAACAAAAACAAGCTAATCAAAAAGCACAACAAGCTGCGCTTATGGAAACTATGAGATCTAGAATGCAAGGTGGTCAAGGCACACCTCTCACTAATTTATTTATGAAAGAGGGTGGTCACGTAGCACTAAGAAGAAAAATGTTTAAGATGGGTGGTGTGGCTAACACGCATGGTGTTGGCTTAACATCTGGTTTGTCTTTTAATAAAGGAGGTCCAGTTGTAAAACCAGGGCCTGATGGTCAACCAAGACAGCACGCAGTTGCTGGTGGTGTAATAGCGGCTGCGAGAGCTCTTTTAGCCGCTGGAAAAGCTAGACAAGCAAAACCACTTTTTGATTTTATTAGAAGAAGCGCTGGTCCAACAGTAGGACCAACTGGACCTTTACCTCGTGTGGCACCTGGATTTTTAAGGCAAGCTGGTAGAACAGCAGAGCTCGCTGGTGTAGCTGGCACACCTTTTGCAGCAGCCTCTTTGGGGGCTGATCTTTTAGGGTTTGATAGACTCACAGAGGAAGAGAAAAAAACAGCAACTGATCTTGAAATAGGTTTGGACAAAGCTAGAGGAGTGGTTGAATTTTTACCTGCTCTTACAGGTCCAGGCGCTATTGCCGAAGGTGTAGGATTAGGTGTCGATACACTAGTAGAGGCGGCCAAAGAAGATCCTAACTATTTTCAAGCTGTTACAATTCCTGATTTAATTAGAAAAGCAGCCGGCACTTTACCGGAAAGAAAAAAAACACAACTTGAATTAGACCAAGACCAAATAGATCCAGGCATAAGTGTTGCTGAGTTATCTGAACTTGCATCTAAAAGACAGAGAGAAGATTTGGAAGCAGCTATGGCTATGTATCAAGATCTTATAAGAGGTGAAGATAACACTAATAAATTAACAACTCTTGGTGATGCAGCTATTGCAGCCGGATCAGCACTCATGGAGGGTGAAGGATATGGTGGAGCTGCAGCAGCATTCAACGAACCATTATCACAAGCAAGAGCAACACAACGAGAATTAGATCAAACAGCGCGAGGTGCAGCAGCACAACTAGCAATTGGTGAGGACATAGCAAGTCGTCAACAGGACGAAGCATTGTTTGCTGAATTAGCTGCAACTGGTCAATTCGATACTGCAGAACAAATTGGTCAAGTGGTGTTGGCTCGTAAGTTTGGAGTAACAAGAACAGTGCCTGAGGACGACAAAGGTGAGATTGATGAAGATGCATTAGCCTCTGCAGGAGCTGGCGTATACGTGGATCCTAAAACAAGATTTGGTGCTGTGTTTATTGCTGTCAATAGTGATAAAAAAGTTGAAGCCACAAACGATCCAGAGGTAGCAAAACAACACGCTAAAGGATAGGAGCGGGTATGGCCATACTAAACCCTTTAACTAAAATAACTTTGAAAGCTGGTAAAGCAGCAGCCGATGCTTTAAGTGAAATTAATAAATTAGGTAAAAAAAATCAAACTTTAAACGTTCAAAAAAAAGAAGTTATACAAAGTTATCATAAATTTTTTGTTAGAGAAAATAGCAGACTACCACAGAAAAATGAGTTTGATAGATTGTTAAGCGGTAAAGGTATTAATTATGATGCAAAAGGTCATAGGTATACAAAAACTAAAACTTTAATTGAAGGTCTTGAATTTGGTTCACCTCAAAATGTTACATATGAAAACTTTCTTGTTAAACAAGCTAGAGGTAAAGCTAATAAAATTACTGATCCTTATTTTGTTTCGGCCGAAACACTAGCTCAAAGAAAAAGAAGAGCAAAACAAAAAAAACTTGGTGATGATCCAACTTTTATAACAGAAAATTTTTCAGTTGGTTCAAAACAGTATGGAGATATCATTGATCCAAAAACAAATGAAATTACAGTTAAAGGTTATCAAAGTATGGGTTTAAAACCATATGACATGACTATGTCTCATGGTGCAAGAAATAGAAAAACTACAAAAGATACAGCTAGAATAGCTGCAGGAAAATTAAACTTGCCGCAAGATAAAAATTTTGGTGAAGCTGAAAAATCTTTGGACTTAATTACTAAAAAACAAAAAGAATTAGTTAAAGGAAAAACACCAAAACAATTACTAGATGTTAGAAAAAAAGTTGAAACGTTTAACCAAGACAAGTTAGATATAATTCTAGGTAAAAATAATAATAAAATTGCAAGACAATTAGATACAGAATTATATGACATTAATAACAGGGGTGTTTTAGAAATACGTCCAACAAATTTTGGTAGCCAAAGATTTAAGATAGATCAATATGGTTTGTTGGGAGATGATTTAGATCCAAACATGTTGTCCTCTACAGATAGAAGTGCTTTTGAGTTTGGTAAAAGACAAGCTTTGGAAAATGCCGTTGAGTATGAAAAAGCTTTAATAAAAGATTATGGAAAAAATTATAAGGACGGTGGCCGCGTTGACATGTCAATCGGTGGCCTTACAGGTAGCAAAGGTGGTATAAGTTTAGATGATCGTGTCAGTAAAGTTGGCACGCTAGAATCTATGTTGGCCGGTGTAGGTGCTGGTTTAATCGACATACCTAAAGGTGCGTTTACCTTGGGTGCTGCTCTACTAGACATGGGCTTTGGAACGAGCAACGCGGCTAAAGTAGAAAAATATTTTGACGACTTAACAACATTTGATGAGAAAGCCGAACAAACTTTTGCTGGTGATCTTACACGTATCATGGTCAACCTTGGTGTGCCTGGTGGTTTTGCATTTAAAAAAGGTGCTGACCTTGCAACCAAGGCAATGCTTAGTAAAAAAAATGGTAACTATTTCAGGTTAACAGATCCAAAGTTACAAGAAAGATTTAACACATCTCTTAATGCAAAGGGTAGATTATTTGCAACACTTGGTGGAGCAGGCGCTGCCGGTGTATCTGATATGATATTTGTGGGTGACCCTGAACACGTGGGCACAATAGGAGATATGTTTGGTGGACCAACACAACTTAAACCTAACGACGAGAACAATGCAGCTAGAGAAGTAGCAAACAGAATGAAATTTGGTTTGGATTCATCACTATTAATCGGTGCCGTTGGTGGATTAGGTTCATCAATTAAATCTTTAGTGCGAAGAAGCAATGACTTAAACTCAAACAATGATGCTATAGATAAGTTTTTTGCATACCTACGACCAAGAGGTAAAAAGACACAAGAATTTTTTGATATAGAAAGAGAAAACTTAGGTCTTAGACGTAGTGATATTAATAGAGCAGAAGAAGTATCTAGAAAATTAGACAAACACATCGATGCAATATTTCCCTTTGTAAAAAACCCGTTTAATAAACTAGGTAACGACGGTCGCCGTGAGTTTATGCAAAAATTAAATGATACATTATTGTCAGGTGACTACACAATAAGCAGTGCCACTGGTAAAACAGAGTTTGGTCTTATGGATAAAAGCAAACTTAAAGAAATTACAGATATGATGCTTAAAAAAGGTGGCAAGGCTGAAGACGTACAAGGCGTAATAAATGAGTTTTATAATATCAGAGCTGGTTGGCAACTTATGTTTGATGATTTAGGCACAGCCATGGGTAAAGATGCTCTTAAAGATTTTTCACCTTTGTTTGGTAAAAAATTTAAAGATTACCTTGGTCAAACTTATGAAATATTTAGGAACAAGTCTGTCATACCAATGCTTAATTACAAACCAACAGAGCAAGCTGTAAAGAAAATGATAAAATTATTTACAGAATCAGCTGCTGATAAAGGTGTTAAACTAGAACCAGAAATGGCTGAGTATTATGTAAATGAGTTACTAACTTCGGCAAGGTTACCAAAATCAATAGCAACCACAACAGAAAAATCATCGGGCGTATACTTTAATGCTCCAGACTTTTTTGTAAACAAAACAACACTAGCTGATATTGAAACTCCACCAAAAACATTACCTCTAGAAACACTAACAGATGATGCAAAAGTTGTGGTGGAAGAGTTACTTGGTAAAGTAGAAGATCCACTACAAACTATTCTTACCGGCACAAACAGATTGTCTTTAGTCACAAGACGTAATCAATTGTTTCAAACATTAAATAAGAGCAACCAAGAAATATTAGAAAAAAGACTTAAATTTATAGAAGAGAATCCAGGCAAAGAAATACCAGCCGCATTACGCGGTATGTTTAGAGAAACAGAGTTAGAAGCAATAAACGATCTTGGTAAAAATATAAAAAAAATAGAACTAGATCCAAGCAGAACTGAAGAGGCTGGCATAGTCAATCCTCTTGATGGATTGTACGCGGAACGTGGTGTTGCAGAAGCCATAGAAGAAACAGCGATGATAGCTAGAGACAAGTCTAGCCTGTTTCAACTATATCAAAATTTTATTTTATACCCTAAAGCAACATCACAACTTGCAAAAACAGTTCTAAGTCCTATTACACATGCACGTAACTTTATATCTGCCGGTGCTTTCGCTGCAGCCAATGGTATTATACCAGGACTAACAGTTAGTTTTGATGACACGGGTAGAGCTTTTAAAGAAGCGTACGGTGCACTTCAAGTGCCTGGAGCTAGATTAGACAACACAAGATATCGTGAGCTCTTGAGACTTGGTGTTGTTAATACAAACGTGCGTCTTGGTGATCTACAAAAATTACTTAAAGATGTAAACTTTGGTGAATCTTTTGATAGTAATGTTGCGCTCAGAAATATGATGAGGCCACTTTCTAAACTTAAAAAGTGGACAGAAGATATGTATACGGCAGAGGATGATTTTTGGAAGATAACAACTTTTGCACTAGAGAGATCAAGGCTTAAGGACACCTACGAAAAATTTGGTATGAAATACACAGACGATTTATTAGACAACGAAGCCGCAAAAATTGTTAAAAACAATGTGCCTAACTATGATTATGTTAACGATTTTGTAAAAGATTTAAGACAGTTACCGTTTGGTAACTTTGTATCGTTTCCTGCAGAGATATACAGAACAGGATACAACATCATGAACCAGGCATGGAAAGAAATATTTACAACACATACACTAGCTGATGGTAGAGTCGTGACACCGTTTAGAAACATAGGTATGAAAAGAATGTTTGGTCTAGCGTCAACAGTTGTTGGTGTGCCATACGGAACCGTGGAAGCTTTCAAAGCGATACACGACGTAACAGAAGAAGAGATGGCAGCGCTAAGACGATTTGTACCTGAGTGGTCAAAAAACTCTACTCTCGTGCCAATAAGAGATGAAGATGGCACATTAAAATATGTAGACTTTTCACACGCAAATGCATACGACACATTAATTAGACCAATCACAACTTTAATGAACGGTGTTCAACAGGGTCTAGAAGAGGACGCTGTATTTAAAAATACTTTCTTAGCCATGGTTGATGCAACAAAAGAAACCGCATCACCATTTGTTAGTGAATCTATTTGGACACAAGCTTTGTTTGATGTTGCACCGATTGCAGGTAGAGGTGGTCGTACGCTTGAGGGTCGTAGATTATGGACAGACGAAACGCCATGGGGTGATGCTTTCTTCTCAGGCATAAAACATTTAGGTGCAACAGTTGTACCTGGATCATTACCAGCACTTGGTAGAATGAGAGACTCATTAACAGAAACTGTTGACGAGTATGGTAAAAGTTATGAATTTAGTGATGAACTTCTTGGTGTTGCTGGTATGCGTGTAGTTGATGTTGATCCAGTAAGATCTATGAAGTTTAAAATTGCAGATTTTAGAACAGGTATTAACAACTCACGTCGTGAGTTCACTGGACCATTACTTAGAGGTGGGCCAATCACACCTGAACAAGTAGTTGATCAATATGAAAAAGCAAACGACTCTTTGTTTAGAGTTCAGAAAAGAATGTTCCAAGATTATTATGCAGCTAGAACACTTGGTGTATCTGACAGAGCTTTAGAAAATACATTCCAAGACCGTGTGTCTAATAAACAAGTGAGAGCTATACAAACAGGTAGGTTTACGCCTTTCATACCATCAGAAAATATTGAACAAGCGTTTAGAGATAATGCTAGAGCTATAGGTGAGCCTGATGCATACAGAGCAGCTAAGAGTCAAATACAAAGACTAATTAGAAATTATCAAAGATTAAGATTTGGTGATGAGTTCCCATTAATTGACAATCCATTTAGAACAACTATAACTGAAAGAGCGCTTGAACCAATAGCACAATTAGGGGGGACACCTTTGGACAATACATCTTTAGCACAACCACTAGTCGGTGGACAACAAACACCTACAGCACAACGAGGACAACAAGTTTTTGGACCACTCGATACAATATTTGGGGGCAGTTGATGAACGACACAGTACAAGGCATAACACCAGAAGACGATAGAGAACATATCATATCTCTGTATGGTCACGTTAAAGGTGTTGAGCGTGAAATAGAATTAATAAAAACTAATCACCTCGCGCACCTAGATCAAAAAATTTCACACGTGCATGAAGACGTAGAGAAATTGGGCGGTAAAATAGATAAGATCTATTGGGTTGTTTTGACTACGGTGGGGGCTGTAGCGTTAATGATACTAGAAACTTTATTGGGGATGTTATAATGAAACTATCAGAAAACTTTTCACTAGCAGAGATGACTAAATCTCAAACTGCAACTCGTAAGGGTATTAGAAACGAACCTTCAACAGAGCACATAGAAAATCTTATTCACCTAGCGGAGACTGTCCTGCAACCAGTGCGTGAGCATTTTGGTAAACCGGTCGCTATATCCTCAGGCTATCGTAGCCCAGAGTTGTGCGAGGCTATCGGGTCTTCGGCTAAGTCACAACATGCCAAGGGTGAGGCAGCAGACTTTGAGATACCTGGAGTAGACAACATGCAGCTTGCAGCGTGGATTAGTAAAAATACAATATTTGATCAGTTAATCCTGGAGTACTATGAACCAGGTGATCCGAATTCAGGATGGGTGCACTGTTCAGCGGTGAAGGAAGGACCGAGAGCACAAGTACTAAAAGCAACAAAAGTAGAAGGGAAGACCAAATACGAAAATATACTTCTCTAGATCCAGTCTCTGATATCTTCTCCCATAATTTCATTAGCTATGTTTACTTTATTCTTAAGTGATTTGATTATACGCTCATCTATAGTCTTTTCTGCAACCAAGTCTATATAAGTTACGCTGCCAGTTTGGCCGATACGGTGAGCTCGATCTTCTGATTGCAATCTTTTTTCCAAGTCATAGTTGTTAGAATAATAGATTACCGTGTTCGCAGCAGTCAGTGTAATTCCATACCCTCCCGTCTGTGCATTTCCTACGAAATAGCGAGCAGGGCCGTTTTTCTCTTGAAATAGAGCAATGTTCTCCTGGCGAAGGGTAGCATCCACCCCACCGTGATATTCAACTGTAGACGCATCTCCGTAAGCTTTTTTCAAAGATTCTACTATATTTTTTATATCTTCTCTATAATTTGCCCAGATAATAACTTTACCATCAGTTTCTTCTAAACAATCCATTAGAGCTGTGAGTCTATTATTTTTTATAGATAATATTTCTCCGTCATCTGTTTTCATGTGACCACATGTAATCTGATGCAAGCGTAGTAAAGTTGTGAGCGCTGACATTGAACTCATAATCTTGCCATCTTGTTCTGCTATGGCAGCATGCTTCATTGTCTTATACATTTCTTTTTGCTCGTCTGATAAATCCACATTCCTGGTGGTAAATACTTTTGGTGGTAGATCTAAACAATCTTCTTTCAACACCCGATAAGAAAACTTATCTAACTTTTGTGCTAACTCATCGAGTCTTCTGTAGCTTGTTACAAGTTGCACTGACCGGCCACCGAAATTTCTCTTGACCATGTTTGCGTATCTTGCACGAAAACTATAGTAAGAGGCTTCATCTAGATAGAAAGGATCTAAGAACTTACACTGAGTGTATAAGTCAAGTGGAGACTTTGTAACTGGAGAGCCTGTCAATATTCTACGGTACTTTGCGAGTTCCCCTATTTTCAAAATATTTTTTGTTCGCTTTGCTGTCGGACTCTTGATCGTCGTAGACTCATCGATTCCTATTAAAGCTCTTCCAAGAAAGATGTTAAGGAAAGAGTATGCAAAGTCCAGTCCTTTCTTTGTAGAAAATGCTTCTACGTTCATTATCAATATCTTAAGGTCGTCACCACCATCAAATAAAGTGTCAAGCTCCATTTGTTTTTTCTTCGTAATACTCGGATCCCACAATACTTTTGTGTGTTCCACGTGATCTGGCAAATGCACAGGGAACTCTATGTCGTTCCAGTTTTTGTACACGCCTTTGGGCGCCACGATTAATGCACCGCGGATCGCGCCTTTATCATATAGCATAGCGATATTATCAACGAGGACCTTGGATTTACCGGTGCCCATTTCCATAAATAAAGCATAGGTATCTTGGGCCCATGACTTTTCTAATGCCTCGAGTTGGTGCTCGTAAGGCTTAGTTTTAAACTTATAATGTTTTATCATATTTTCTTTCTTGACATTTATATAATCATCACTACATTAAATGTCAACCATAAACAGGAGAAAGAAAATGGAACAAGATCAGATTATAACTTCTTTATTTAACATGTTGCAAAAAAGCAACAATGAAAAAATAAATATGCAATTAACGATAGATAAGTTGACAGCAGAGGTCAACGCACTTAAGAAAGAAAAAGAAGAACAGAAAGACGATTGGAAAGTAGAAATAGATAAAAGTGAGAAATAGATTATTTGAACTATACAAACCAAAACAGCTAGCAGAGTTTTTAGATTTTATAAAAGAAAATCCGAACGAAGACTTTGTATATGTTTTACAGCACCCGCCGCAGAATATAAATATTTTGCAGGCGTCTGATTATGGTTATCTAGTAATTTGCTTACCAGAAAACTCACAAATGATATTTAGTTCTGGACCATTCGTACACAAGATGAGAAAGAACTTACGAGATTTTAAAGAGAGAGACTACATACTTTGCACAGGTGATCCTGCAATCATAGGATTATCTACCGCTATAGCTAGTGACGTTACGCAAGGTAAATTCAATCTTTTAAAATGGGATAGACAAGAGAGAAGATACTATCCACTTTCATTTAACCTTTATGAGAAAGAATAATAACAATGACTTTAATAATAAAAGAAAAAATAATAAAAGAAAATTTAGGCCCTTATAGAACTAATTATAAGTCAATCTTGCAGGTAGCTTCTCATCGCTATCAAGACAGGGAGGATGTTAGGTGGGCGTATGAAAACAACATACAAGATGGTTTTTTAGACCCTCTTCACAATGAATCAAGTATGTTTGTTATAGAAAGCGAACAGTATTTTTTAAGTCATGAAAAAAGATGGGTTAATTTTCACGCCAGTACGTATCCTAGGGTAAACAAAAAACTTCGTTGGAACACTCATGAATACTGGCAAGAGAGTAACAAACATTTTTGGGAAGATTTAGAATCTGTAGATAATAATAACGCTTTGGTGGATGATTTACAGGAAGGTGTTTTATATAAAGCTGTAATAGATGCAAATCTTGCTGTTCCTAGTGTTGATAAAGATTTAATGTATCAAACTCACGAAGGTAAATATTATTTTAAACAAGTTGTGAATTACTCTGATGGAGTTAGCTTTGATTATGATCTTGAGGGAAGACGAGAATGGAATGATTTTCATGATCAGGCAGAACATATTGACTCTTATACGGAGGGTTATTGGAAAAGAAACCCTGAATATATGATTAAGCAAAAAATAGAAAGTGTGAATTAGATGGTAGAAATAAACGACATTGATTTTGAAGAAGATCAACAAAACATAATAGAGAAAACAGATATTCAAACACTGGCATCTTACTGTCAAGAGTTGCAACAAACTGAAGATCACATTGCAATGTTGGAGAAAGAAGTCAAAACACAAAAAGAAAAAGCAGACAAGATTGGTTCAGAGATCATACCTAATATGCTCGCGGAGCAAGGGCTATCATCTTTGAAATTAGCTGACGGCAGTTCTATTGATGTACGAAAGTCATACAACTGCACCATCAAAAAAGATCAGATGGAGTTAGCTTACAACTGGCTTCGAGAGAACGGACTTGGTGACATCATTAAAAATGAGGTTGCTGTACAGTTCGGGAAAGGCGAAGATAACAAGGCGGAGCAATTGCTTACCCTTGCAGAGCACGAAGGTTATGAGCCTACCCAAAAACAAAAGGTAGAACCCATGACATTGAAGGCTCTCTTTAGAGAGCGTGTCGAGGCCGGCCTCGACATGCCCTCACAACTCTTTAATATTTTTATTAAAGATCAAACAAAAATAGGCCGGAAATAAGGAAACAAGAAACATGAACCAAGTAGCGAAAAAAGAAAAATCAGACGTAGCCTTAACAGGTATGTTTGAAGAAGATGCTAACACGAGTTTTAGTAACATGGGGTCTGACGACTTTGCGTTGCCATTTCTTAGAGTGTTAGGTCAATTGTCACCCGAGACAAACAAACGGGACGCCAAGTATGTGGAAGGTGCTGAACCAGGTATGATATTCAATACCGTGACTAAGCAACTATACGATGGTGAGAAGGGCGTCAGCATAATACCGTGTTATTATAAACGCGAGTATGTTGAGTGGTCTGATCGTGGTGAGGGCACCAGTGCTCCTATTGCGATACACGCAGTCGACAGCGGTATCATTAAAGATACAACACGAGATGCAAGTTACAAAGATAGATTACCAAACGGCAACTATCTAGAGAACACAGCATCGTATTTCGTGCTGTTGGAAAGTGGTGAGGCTGCTTTGATTTCTATGAAATCTACACAGTTAAAAGTGAGTAGATCGTGGAACTCAATGATGAACAGTATCAAACTTAAAGGTAAGAATGGTATGTTCACACCGGCTATGTGTAGTCACGTGTACAACTTAAAGACAGTGCAACAATCAAATGACAAGGGAACTTGGTTTGGTTGGAGTATAGAAAAGGTTGGTCCTGTTCAAGACAAAGGTCTATACGAGCAGGCAAAGAGTTTTGCTGTAAGCGCTAACAAAGGTGACGTTACTGCAAAACATGGTGAAGAAGATACTAAGTCTAAAAAAGACGAAGTACCGTTTTAATCATGTAGGCCCACCGACTACCCCCCTGTTGGTGGGCCTAATTATATAGAAAGAGAGAAGCGTGGACAACAGAAGTATTTATCACAAAAAATATTATAGAGTTAGGACTTTACAAAAGTTAAGGAATAAGATTAAAAGTCTTGAAGAAACATTACAAATGTTTAGAGATAGTCCTGAAGGTAAGGATTATTTTCAACGAAAGGCTAAGGAGTATCAGAAAGAATACCGAGAACATAATAGAAAGAAGATAGAAGAGTACAGAAAACAATATGCAACGTTTTAAAGAAATATTTGAAGGTAACAATAGTGCCTTTGGTCAACTAATTTTATCAGGATCAACGACAGATAAAGGTAAAGCAGAAGGTAAAGCGTTTATAAAACGTCAACCGGTTATAGATAAACTTTGGGAAGATCACCTGGAGGGTAAAGATCCGGCTCTTGGAGTTATACCAATCAACGAGAACAATGAATGTAAGTGGGGTTGTATTGATGTAGATCAATATAACTTAGACCATTTATCTATTATGCGTAATATAAAAGGGTTTGGTTTTCCGTTGGTCACATTTAGATCAAAGTCTGGTGGAGCGCATCTATTTTTATTTGCAAAAGATTTTATACCTGCAGCATTAATGCAGTCAAAACTAAAAGCTATGGCTGAGGCTTTGGGTTTCGGTGGTAGTGAAATATTTCCAAAACAAACTGAGATACTCGTGGAGCGTGGAGACACAGGTAATTTTTTAAATCTACCTTACCATGGTGGCACCAGAGGACTTAGGTATACATTTAAGGCTGGAGGTGAAGCTGCTAGTTTAGAATCATTCTATTCTATATATGATGAGTGGGTACAGACAAAAGAACAAATAGAAAATATTATCGTCAAACAAAAAGCAGAGAGCAACGATGCTTTTAAAGATGGTCCACCTTGCCTAAATAAGTTGGCTCAAGATGGTTTTGGTGAAGGATCTCGGAACAATGCACTATTTAACGTGGCCGTCTATCACAAACAAGCAAGCCCAGACAACTGGGAAGACAAGGTCATGGAGGACAATAGCAAGTGGATGAACCCGCCTTTAAGCTTTCAAGAAGTTAAACAGTTATTAGGTTCTGTTGGTAAACGAGGCTACGATAAATACAGATGCAAAGAGCAACCGATATGTGGTGTATGTAATGCTGCAAAATGTAGAACTAAAAAATTTGGTGTTGGTTTTGAAGAAGAGCAAATGCCAGAGTTAGATACACTAACAAAAATTACATCTAACCCACCACAATGGTTTTTAAATGTTGGTGGCAAACGTGTAGAATTAAAAACAGAACAACTACACAATCCTAATTTATTTGCAATCGCAGTATTAGATCAAGCGAACGTGGTGTCACCTATACCAAAGGCAGCAGACTGGAGAGAGATTTATCTAAAAACTTTGATGAATAACTTACAAGAAATAGAACCATTGGAATCATTAGATCCAATAAACCAAATAGTAAATTTATTATATGACTTCACAGTCAACAGACCTGCGGCAAGAACCAAAGAAGATATACTTAACAAAATGTCCTGGACTGATGAAGGGCACACATATTTTAGAATGGATGACTTCTATTCTTTTTGTAAACGAAACAACTGGGAGATGGATAAAATAAAAACAGGTAACTTAATAAAAACTTTGAAAGATGTTTTTGTGAAAGAAGAACGGATAACTTTGAAGAATCAAACACCAAGACTTGTTAAGATAAAAGCGATGAGAAAAACAAAACCAGAGGTTAGCCAAGAGAAATATCAGGAGACGCCTTTCTAATGAAAACAATAATACTAGGGCCACCAGGTACAGGTAAAACAACAACACTATTAGATTTAGTAGAAGAGTTTTTGCGTGCAGGCACAGACATAAAAAAGATAGGTTATTTTTCTTTCACAAAGAAAGCTGCATGGGAAGCAAGCACAAGAGCTCAAGATAAATTTATGTTAGATCAAAAAGAGATACCATACTTTAGAACTTTACACTCACTGGCATTTAGAATGTTAGGTGCAAAAAAAGAAAATGTTATGAAACATTCTGACTACAGAGACTTTGGTTTGAAATGCGGTATACCAATTAAGACAGCTTGGTACGAAGAGAGCAACGGCATATTTAATTCTGACAATGAGTATCTTCGTTTGATAAACAAAGCACGGGTTTTAGAGATACCTGTATTGGATTTGTACGATAGAAATCAACATGGTATGGACATTGAGCGAGATTTATTATATCTTTTAGATCAAGAACTTAGTAGATATAAAAAAGAGAAAGGGTTAATTGATTACAATGACATGGTTTCAAAATTTATCGACCAAGATAT